TGTTGTACCGTGAATATCCGCAATGTCACGAACCAACATGCCTCGTGTGCCATCACCGAATCCACCCTCGATACCGGAGAATTCATATCCTGATACTTGTTCTTTACCGATTACTTTTAAATTACTCATGCGTCTATTCCTTTTCTGTTATAATTGAGTTATATTCCTCCTGACTAGTTCCGTAGTCAGGTTTTTTTGTGCTATCCTTTATTTACTGGCATTGCAGAGCCTAGTAACTTGAAAGGAGAATATAATATGTTAGACGAACTAACTAACGATTCAAAATTTTTGTTGTCTTCAATGTATAAGGAGTATCTACAAAAGCGTAAATCAGGCATTGATAGAAATAAATCTCGCAAATTTGGTAGTGAAATTGATTTGCATGATGATTTAATGCCTGAATGGTTACAAGCTGATGTTCACGATTCAATAGCAGAGCTAATAAAGCTTAAATATTTAGAATCTATTACGGGTGATAATAAATTTACGTTTATTACGCTAAGTCCAAAAGCTATCGCAGAGCTCGAAACTACATTTAAAGATAAGATAGACATCGTCTTAGAATATGCTGCCAAAATAAAAGATGTTATTCCTTTTGTTTAGCCATACACTATCCAGTCATTTGCGATAATATCATTGGCAGAAGGTTGCCATAAAGGCGTTATTTCTTTATTATCAATAATTAAATAACCTAACGTACTTTTTGTTGGCAAGAACCATAATCCGTATTTAGTATTTTTAATAAAATCAGGTCTTGTAATTCCTCTACCGGATTGCAAGGCTTTTTTTGTTGCTTCTGTAATATTAATGTTTCTCACTTCCTTTCTAAATATCTTGAATATCCAATAGCTGTCTAACTTTCGCTCGCACTTCTCGTGATTGCTTATTGATAGCGTAGGTGTTAATCGCTAAACTTAATACAGCTTCAGTGACACCAACCGCATTAGCCAAATCGCGTTGTGTCATATCTCGGTCGAACAAGCCGTCCTTGACGCGCTTTTTAAATAATTTAGCTGCATCAACAATCATTTGTTCTGTCATGTGTGTGTCTCCTTTCTATAAAACTTACTAAGTTCTATATAATTAGTTGTAAGTTTTTGTTTACAAGTCTGATAAGTTGGACTATAATAACATAGTAAATACGCATAACAAATGTACTTAACGCCCTTATCGCTCCGCCAAGATAGATAAAACGTAAGTGTTTTTGTTTTGCTTAAAACTTACTAAGTAACTTACAAGAATTAGTATAGTACAACATGTTAGACTTTGCAATACTTTATTCTAACTTTTTAGACTTTTCTTGTACGAAATTGGAGAAATCACCGTCATGACGCTATTATCACGTACAAAAGAAATTGCAAAAAGAAGAGGTATTTCTATGGAGAAACTTGCAAATCAAGTTGGAATATCGAAATCAGGTATATATCAATGGGATAATCATGAACCTAAACCTTCTACAATTGATAAAGTAGCTGATGTTTTAAACGTATCAACTGATTATTTATTAGGCAGAACAGACGTACCTAACTCAGATGTCAACAACAAAGAAATAGATCTTCGAGATGCCAAACATGAAATTCTTTCCTATGGAGGCAAGCCAATTTCTGACGAAGATTGGGCAGTGATAAGGAGAATATTGGAGAGTGGTATTAGTGAATAATATTATTGAAAAAATTCTAGAAGAATATAAAAGAAATGGTGTCATTGTTTTAGAAGCTACTTCTCTCAGCCCTGATGTTCCAGACATTGCTGATCTGATATCCAGACAAGTCGTTATTAATACTAATTCGAAATATAGTACACAATTGCCATTTAGATTAGCACACGAGTTGATGCACATCATACACGGTAATCAAAATACACACCGAATGGTTGCTTATCATAACTATGATATTAGTAATCCACATGAGATAAAAGCCAATAAGGAAGCTGTTGAATTTTTATTTAACATGTATTCATCAGAAAATAATGAATTAAATTGGATTAGTTTTATGAATATGTATGGTGTTCCTAGTTTTATGGAAAACAAGGTTAAGTTTCTTATAGAAAACATGGTAAAATAGTTGTGCTTATTCAATTTCTATTTAAAAAAATTTTGGGAGAGAATATATATGAGTAGACACTATCAACATAATCACTATTTATGGATTGATGTTGCAAGAATTTTCGCTATTTTTCTAGTTATTCTGAACCATGTTAATGAGCAAATTAACGTTACCCCAATTACTGGAAAAACGATAAGTATAGAATTTTTAGGTAGGTTAGGCGTACCCGTTTTCCTTATTTTATCTGGATATCTTATGATTAATCGTGATTACTCCAATAAAATTATGATCAAAAAATTTGCTAAGCATAATTTATTTTCTATAGTATGTTCATCTTTATTTTGGACAGCATTTTTTTCAGTATATTCATATCTTGTTTTAGCTAATGGAGATACAGATGTACTAATAAAAAACCTAATTTTTCAACAAAGATCGAGCCCCCAAATGTGGTACATTCAAATTTTACCAATTGTATATGCTTTTATTCCTTTGATATCAGTTGCAAAAAAAACATTTCCGCGTTATTTGAATTCTATAGTTATTTCTGGAGCCACAATGTTGTCAATAGGAAGTTTTGTATCCGCCTACACTAAAGGTTCATTTGTTCCTTTTCAATGGAATATGAGTGGCTCATGGGCACTAGTTTTTATTATGCTCTTTCTGATGCTCTTTGGTAGCTATCTAGACCATATATCAAGATCCAAACAATATACATCAATTATCATAATAATCGCTCTGATAACGTTGATAGCCTTTGGTTTTCTAGTATATAAGTCCTCTAAAGAAGAAATAATGGCAAGTCTTTGGTATGATCAAGCCCAAATATTTGTTTTCGGTTCATTAGTCGTCTTGGGTATAAAAAATATTACAACTATATGTGAAGCCAGATTTTTTAAAAAAGAGGTTTACACACATTTCTTTGCTAGCTTAGGAAAACTAACTTATGGTGTATACATAGTTCACTACATTTTTATTTTCATTCTGCTTAAGCTATTGCCTCCCATTTCTGGGATTAAAAGTACTATTCTTATCACTCTTACAACATTAGCATTATCACTGACTAGTGTTCAATTAGTAGTTAAGATACCTAAATTACCTAAATTTTTATTTTTGACAAAGTGACTGCTTTCTAACTAAGCATAGATCTTTGATCAAGAAAGATAAAAATTAAATAAAAAGCACACCGTCCGCCAAGACAATAGTGTGCTAAGAAAGAAGTTAAACGCACGGGGCGTTCTGTAATATTATAACAGATATAAGCCCCCTTTTTAAAGGAGGCTTTTTATATGGCATCATTCTATAAACGTGGTACAAACTGGACTGCTAGTGTTTCAATCAAGGTAGACGGTTCATTTAAGAAAAAAACGAAGTCTGGTTTTAAAACAAAACGTGAGGCAACAAACTGGGCTATCGAAATGGAAAACAAAAAAATAAATGATACCCTTTCAAAAAGAGATGGTATTATAGCTGAAATGTTTGAGGAGTGGTACGCGATATTTAAGGAACCCCTTTTAGAAACGCAGACAAAAGGTTGGTATAGGCTGGTTTCTAAAATACTGAGAACAGAATGGCCGGACAGAAAGCTATCAGAAATTAATTCTTCCGACTTTCAAAAGATGGTAAATGAATATGGCAAAAACCACGTTAGATCTTCAGTTGCTCACGTCAAAAATATACTGAGTTCATTTATCAAATACGCTGTGGATGAAGATTTCATCAATAAAGATTTTTCAAGAAATATTAAAGTGTTTTCCTCAAAAAGCAGTAAAGATAAAGATTTGAAGTTTTTAGAAAATGATGAACTTGAAATGCTTATTAAAGAAACCGAGAATAGCGATGCCGTTACTTCTCATATGATTTTATTGGCTATTTATTCCGGTGCTCGTTATTCAGAAGTGGCAGCATTAACAAGAGATGACTTTAATTTTAAAAATAACACAATTATCATCAATAAGTCATGGCAAGCCAATGATCAAAACTTCAAAGCAACGAAAACAAAAACTTCAATTAGGATAATTGACCTACCGCCTGATTTCATGAAATCAGTTCAAAAATGGACATTTGGCAAAATATACGCCTTTGAGAGTATTACAGGTCTACCGCCCACTAACGCAGCCGTAAATAAGCAATTAAAACGCTATTTGAAAAAGAATGACAGTAAACTAATAACCTTTCATGGATTACGTCATACTCATGCTAGTTTCTTGCTTTCACAAGATATCGCGATTCAATACGTCAGTGAAAGATTAGGCCATGCTGATGTAAATATCACATTGAGTACCTACGCTCACTTGTTAGATAAAAAGCGTACTTTAGAAACAAACAAGACCTTGAATGCACTTAGTAATTTGTAGCAAATTTGTAGCAAATTGTAGAAAAAAAATACGATTTCCGACAATTTTAAACGATTTAGGAAGATTTACAAAACGTCTCACAAACACCTACATAGCAACACTTAAGCAAACAAAAACCGTTCTATCAACATTCGTGATAAAACGGTGTAAATGCGCTGAGGGGGATTCGAACCCTCGACCTGCCGGGTAGAAACCGGCTGCTCTATCCAGCTGAGCTACCAGCGCGTACTATAATATAATAACATTTTATTACGTTTCATGAAAGTATTTTTTTTAATCTTAAAT